TCTTCTCTTCCGAGAAGACGTTAATCCCCATAAAGGTAGGATAACCTGCAGTTTCATGGCGGGTGATGAGCACAGGACGATGATGCATCGCCTGAAGCTTTTCGCCCTTACGCACAGAGAAACTATGACACGTCTCTCCGGTTTCTTCGTCCTCCGCTGCGAGGATCACCCCGCGAGCAAAGATACCACCGCATGTATCGAATATTACCTGCGGGTCCTTGGATCGATCGAGCCAAGAATGCTCGATTTTTCCACTGTTATTCATTGTTACGATCTTGGTGCCAATGCCATTTTTGGTTGGAACTTTGATCGCAGCAATGAAGGCGGTAATGCAAGAATCTTTATGGGCAAATACCCATGAGATTCTCGCGTACGGTACTGGGTCGCCGACGCTTGAGCATCGGGCCTCAGAGACTAGCTCCAACATATTTACTTGAACACGTTGGATTTTCAATTGACTCAGGGCAGAAAACATTCCGCCCACGACTGATGTATTATGGTTCTTCATAATTAAATACTACTTGGTAGCATTATTATATAACGCAAAACGCTTAGTTTTTGCCATGTAAAAAAAAGGGCCCAGATTTCTCTGGACCCTTTAGAATTACTTAGTCATCTCTTCGATAAAGAGTACATTAAACAATCTTGCAAAGTGTCCTGCTAATGCAAATGCATGAGAGGAGTTTGCATTCTCAGTCTTGAGCCCTAATTGTTTCCACGCATTATTCCACGCCACATTATCGTTTTCGATAGCGCGGATTAGTGTTCTAATACTTGGATTATTCATAGACTCCTTACCATACTTGAGATTAAAGTCCTGAAGCAATTTATTATTTTTCTCAATAATTTCAAGATCACTGAGAGATTCAATTAGATCTCTAGATGAGAAATTTTGAAGCTTAGGAATTTTATTACGAGCAGTAGCCACGATAATAAATGCTGCCATCAGCCCCATATGAAACTGATTGCGTAAAGCATTTATTACATTATTCTGTTGCCCAGCGTTCGTCTGATTCCCCCCAGTCGAGGGATAGTGACCGCTTTGAGTTACAGTTCCCACGCTTGGAGGTAACCCCCCTGTGCCTCCCATTCCCAGATTTCTTCCCACCCAGTATTGGGTGGGCTGGTACTTTTTTTCAGTTACACGAGCCTTCCACTCATCGGGGAATGGAAGTTCTACGTCAAAACCAATACCAGTAATATACCGCTTCATTGCTGCGTCGATATATTCCTTTGGCATCTCTTTAAAGTGAGCATCGAGATGGGGAACCTCGATGAACGATAAGATAGAGATAGGAGCAAGATCCATCATTTTCTTTAGGATCTTAGCTTCTGAGGGAAATGGCTTACCAGGCTCAATAAGGCTCATATCTCCATTGAAGATAGCACTTACACGAGCATGAATAGACATATCCTTCTGACCAAGATTACCCAGTGTGAAATGGATACCTTGCTGATTTTCCTCGTCATGCTTATCTGTGCCTGATTGAAACGCAGAAGTATTAACGTGGTTGTGAGTAGTACCATGGAACCCACCAATATCAATCCCGTGCTGCTCTTCGAGACTGCGTAGAAGTTCTTGGTTCTCTGGTGTCTGAAGATCAATCTTAATTGTCATTCCGCTCACCGTCTGATGGAATGGCAAAGTAATGAATTGCTTATCTTTAGTAATGAAGTGACTAAGATGAGTCTCCTGCTTAAATGTCTTGTAAGACCAGCGATGAAAACCAACGACTTGAAGCCATTGTTCATATGGAAACTTAGGAATGTCACTTAGTAGTCCTGGAGCAGAAACTCTTTCAATTTGCAAACGTTGAGCGATCTCATTAGGATCAGCAATTTCGCTTACAGAGAAGAATGAGTTCTTTCTCATGGATACAATTTGTCCTGCGTCAGTAATTGCAATCATGGAATTTCGATAATATAGATATCAGAGTTGTTTGTTGGTTCTTTAGCGAAATCGCTTTCTTTAGGTACATATGTAAGTTTATCTTCAACCTCACGGAAAGATTCCATGCGCGTTGCGAAATCTACGTCAGTAAGACCTGTATCGTAAATATCAATTGCTCTGTCCATAACACCAATACTGATCTTCTTATTACTAAGTAGATCATCGACAATTACTTCAGGATTTGCGGATTTACCAGAAATAACTGTAGGAACTTCCGCTTCTGTAATATCCCATGATTCAATAGGAGCACGGAGACAGTAGTTTACAGATTCAGTAAAACGCTCTTTGAGTGTAGTATCATTTACCGCATAGAAACCATGTACAGCAACTGCATATTGACCTGGAAGCAATAATCCCTTAGTAACCATAGAACGACTACGCTCTACAGTTCCCATAAACGCACGGAAGAAGTGATGTCCCTGGGCTTGTACCAATGGCATAATGTTTACAACAATGTAACCAGTCTTTCCATCAAGCTTGGCAACATTATTTTTGTAAACAGAAGTCATATGAGAGAACCCGAGGTATGGTGTTTCTCCATCAATATTGATAACAAGCTTCCTAGATACATTCGAACATGGTAGTGTTACGGTAATGTTATTCTTAAGAGTTGCATCAAGATACTTCTTGTAAACGCCTACTATAAATTGCGGAATAGTAATACCGCCATTTGTAATCTTTTGAACTTCTCTTTCAATATAAATATCTTTAACACAGTCAGGTCTAGTTGAGCTAGAGAAGAAGTCATTATCGTATAGACGATTAAGCGTACGTGTAGAAGTAGCTCCTACAAGTAGATTTTTAACTTCTTGAATCTTAGCCTCAAGAGGAGTACCTTCGATCAAATTTTGAGGTGGAGCGGTTTGTTCAGACATCTGTAGATTGTGAGTCTTGCTCTAGTTGATAAAATGTTTTTGTAAAAATTGTATTATTATTTCCAATTACTTTAGCCGTAACATGTTCCTCGTGCTCAAACGAAGTATTCATTAGACTATGTAGAATTGCCAATACAAAACCAGCGGCTACTGTATTTGCTAAAGCTGTTTGCACATTTGCTTCAGCAGATTCACCAATCTCACCAGTACAAGCTCTCGATGGGTCCCGACCATCTGGCTTAATATTAGCGTAAACAAATGGATCCAGTAGACTGTCTTTGAATTTAGGCAGATATAAATATGCTTGAGGATCATACTCCTCATTCATACCCATGATCATAGGAACATAGAGCTGATCACTGAATTGCTTTGCAGTGATTCTAGCGTCATTGTTATCCACAGCTACAATGAGAAGATCACCTTCGCAGATGGATTTCTCGTTGAGATATGTTGGATCAAAGGTAACTTCATTCTTTGCCCAGGGTTCTACAGTTTCTGCAATAACCTCGGCTTTATTTTTACCAATGTTACCATTGGCGTAGTGCTGTCGTGTAATATTCTTCTCCTCATATTTGTCTCCGTCGAAAATATGAACAGGTGCGATGTTGGTTAGGGCGTGAACAAGGTGAGTCGTAAGACCCCCTGCGCCGATCAAAATAATGCGTTTCGGTTTCATCATTTTTTAATTTTGCGTGTTATGATATCCATCAATCTACCACTAATGGCATTTGAGGATGTACTATTCCTGACCAGGGCTTTAGCCTTTTCGATTACTTGTTTCATTCGTTAAACTTTACGAGGTCGTCCCAGATTGGAGGCAGGGACATGTTTACTAAATTTGCTTCAAAATTTTGACCTGGCACTAATTTAAATAGTGGCATAGTTTTCTGATCAGCACCGCCAAGATACTCAGCATATACTTCATTCATATTCTCTTTCTCTAGGTCTGAATTAGAGGGTGCATGTACGAGGTCATGGAACAAAGCACTAGGGCTCTGATTAAATGGATTTCTACGAAGAGCTACAGAAGAGGTATTTGAAAAACACCAGTCACCATGATCGTGCATGTTGTGAACAGGAAGCTTGTATAGCTTTGGTATCTTGTCCAGAACAACACCGACAGTACTAAGTTTAACACTAATACCATCTTGATCGAAGTTAAGTTTGGTTCCATTCTCATGCTTGAAACGTACAATATTTAGAAAGCCAGACCAACCGAAGTCAGAGGCCTTCAAGCAACATTCCACATTAGGCAGAACTCCAGTCTTTGGAACAGCATCTCCGTATTTAATAATATCTCCTCGATTACCGGATCTCGTAAGTTCATCTACGTATGCTCTACCAGTCAATAATTTGAATTTAACTTGTCCGTCTCCAATTACTGGATACACGCACTCATTAAGGAAAAGATAATTAGTAAGGGTATAAACACTAACGATGTTTTGCGAAAAGCGCCACATCGAAGTCTGGTACTTAATATGTTCTGTAAGAATATCAGGACCTGGCATCTGACCACGCATTCTAGAAATAAATGTCGGCTCTCCAGAGAAAATATCATCAGGGGTGATAGTTTCTGGATTCTCCATAGTCAGGGTAAAGACTTTTGGACCATCAGGAGTTGGTAATATAATTGCGCCTCTAACTGGAATGCTATCGGCGGTTGGTGTGATTGGTGTTGTTGACATAGAGGTAATAAAATGAAAACCAGTGGGCGGATATACCGCCCACTGGTGCGAATAATTAGTTAACTATATGCAGTTACGCAGCCTTTTGTGAAGTGGCTTGAGAGAACTCAATCACGTCACCAGCGCTAAGCGTAGCTTCGTTGGATTTGGAACCACCGTTGACTTTTACAACAGTGTTTGCACCCAAACCAAGGGCAGCACGGTAGTCAGCATCTGCGAGAAGCTGGCTAGCGGTCTTTGCCGAATCAAGGGAGAAAGCTTGAGTCTGGCCATTAGCACGAACGCTGATGGTGTAGACTGCAGCTTTTTGACTAGTTGCTTGGTAGAACTCTACCACGTCGTTATGCTGCAAGACATAGCTGTCTGCAGCCTCCGTACCGTTAACGCGAACTTTGGTGTTAGCGTTGACGCCATATGCGGGGCCGTGGCTGGATTTGAAGCTAGCGACGGTTGGAGGAGTGGTGATAACTGCGGATTGAGTGGCACCATTAGCTTTAACTTGAACGATCATATAATGTATGTGTTTGTGTGTTTATTAGGTCTTGATGTAGGTACACAGAAAATAGACCTGATCTCTTCGTGAACCATTTCTTGGTACTGCTGTCACAGTGACAGTAGAACCTTTTTTAATCATCTTTAGTCGCGGAACCAATTTGGAATAAGCGACTAGTTTAATTTGAACGTCTGGGGCAGTGGCTTCTGTCTTTTTCAACAAAATCCACATTTCTAAGCCGGGACCACTATTAGTAGAAAACAGAGACACCTCCAGACAAGTACCGGTGATGTCCATACTAATTTAGAAATCGACTCCAGTTAGCATAATTTCATTGTCAGAAGTTATGACGGAAATAACTTCAAACTCTTCAGGATAATCATAAGCGAATTCATCACACAAAGATTCAAGTAGTACAATGATGCTTTTTTTAGAAACACCTTTCACACTACGAATAACATATTTTGAATCGTCTACTAGATCTTCGGGAAGTTTAATTATAGCTTGCATTTTTTCTATATATGAGGTTGAGCAGTTTCACATATAAAAGAAGTCGAACCAGATATTTAGTTTAGCTAATATATCTGGTCAATTCTATATAACACAAAACAGCTCGTTTTTGCCATTATTCTACATCCGTAATAAACTCACGGATCTTATATTTCTTATTAAGAATATCTTTACCACCACGGTCAGGACCAATCTGATTTAGGAATACAACTTTACCATATTGAGTTACAGCTAGTGTACCTTTGTTCTTAAGTACCTTCACCCACTGATCTGCAGTTCCAGTTCTAATGAAACTATTTGGAGCCAGTTTCAAAACCTTCTGAATAAGTTTATTTTTGAACTCACCATAAGAAAGAGATTCAGATTTAACAGGAGCAACAGCAACTTCAGCTGGAGCAGTTGTTTCTTCTTTCACTTCTTCAACTACAGGTGCTTCTTCAACCTGCGGAGTTTCGGTAGTTTCTACAGCAGCAATTTCTTCTACTACTGGAGTTTCAGTTACTGTAGCTTCTGCTTGAGGAGCAACTTCTACATTGGTGGTTTCTAAACTAGGAGCACTAGTTACTTGCACGTTTTCTTTTCGTTTTCTTGCCATATGTTAAATATACTTTAATTTATTATTTTTTCAAGTTTAAAGAATGATAGACTTTCCTTCTGATGGAACCATAAATGCTGCTGGAAATTCTGGGTGTCCTGCTCTGTAATGTTTTACTTTCTTTGCAGTCTTCCATAGATCTTCATAGTCACTATCTTCTAGGGATATAATTTCAGCTAAGGTTTCCATTCCATAACCTTGATAATTTTGTACTTTTGGAAATGCTTCTTCAGGTACATTGTTTTTTAATCTTACCCAATGATTCCAAAGAGCCATTGCTTTATATGCAACCTTATTGGGATCGTTATGATAAAGAAAGATTTCATCTACGTAGTCGAGAGAACTTTGAATAATAGACATTTTAACAGGTAGTCTAACTACAAAAGGATAACACATACGTACTAGGTTACCTTCTTTATCGTAAGCCATTTTCTCTTTTAGATCTAGATATGACTGACCTTTATTCTTTTCTGTTTTTACTTTGTGTAGACTCATTTTGTTGTTTAATAATTTCGATAAGATCTTTAATCTGTTTTTTAGTTTTAGGCAAGTATAAAGTTTTATTAAATTTATAAGTAAACATTTTTTGTTTTAATTTAAACACAGGATCTATCATTCCTTTAATGTCTACTACAACTACTTGCTCTGGTATTTTTTTAGTAAACTCTGTTTTATTAGTATTAAAAGCAAAGTCTGCTACATAATAAATAGGTCTTATCTTTGAACCATCTGGATCTATGTATCCTGGTTGTAATAAAAACTTTGGCTGTATAACAAACTTGCGAGTACCGAATGCTTCCTTGAATAATAGGTAAGCATCTTTTTCAATCATGGAATCAAATGTAATTCCATCGGCTTGTCTTTTGCTAGACTCAGCAACTGTAATTCTACCTTTAGCCTTAGGCATATAATCTTCTATGCCTAAGCTATTTAGGATTTTTTCAAACTCATGATTTTTCTGCATGAGTTTGATTTAGCATCAATTTAGAGCTTGGTCAATTAAATCTACAGAAACTTCTCCAGTTTTTTCTTTAAGCTTATTATTGGGAGCTGATAGAATTTCCATGATCTTAGCCATGATTGGTCCAGCCTCTGAGAAGTTTTCTTCCTCTTCATACTTCTCATCAGACTCATCCTCACCACCCTCTTCTTCTTCGTCATCGTCTTCCATCTCACCATCATCGACTTCTTCAGTTTCATCAATTACTGTGAGTTTACCATCCATAGGAATTTCTTTAATCATTTCCTGTCCAATAACAGCAGCAATCTTACAAAGGATAACTTGGTCATCTTCAGCAAGGTTAATAGCTTTATCAAAGAAATAAGAATTCTTTTCAAACAAAGTATCCATTACTGCAAGGGCTGTAAGCGGGGCTGTCTCTGGTAGTCTAGCTAATGTAGCTGCGACTAAAGCTTCACCTTTAGAATTTAGATCATAGTTTTCAGATGCTGATTTTTCAATAAAAGATTCTAGGTTATCCGAGTCACGATTAATGATGTGATCAACCATTTCTAAGCAGTTACCGTTAGCAACAGAACTGAATAGAGATTCAAGCAATGGGTTATTATCATTTGCTTGTTTAGCCATAAATGCAGCGAATGCCATACCATGAGCATAATCATTTTCTGTTAGATCAGAAACGCTGGCCATCTTAATTGGATTACCTTCTTCATCGACGTATAGAGTTTCTACACGAGATGGTTTAGTATCGAGAATAGCTTTACGCTTCATGTTCTCTTTACGGCTGTCTGCAAGAGATGGGAACTGTTTACGTAACGATTGGTAAGTAATCGCACCAGAAGCCAATGCTGCGAGAATTAGAGCACCTACAGGAGCACCAGACATCAAGAGCTCAGGACCACTCATAGGTTTACCAGTAGCGTTATCACTTGCGGATTTTGTAGCGGTTGCAGTAAACTCAGCTTGCGCCTCATCTAGATCTTTTTGCAACTGCTTCTTTTTCATTTGTTGATAAATCTTTGACAGAGCAACATAGGCAGCTAGAGCAGAAGTAGCACCGCCAGCTACAGCCAATCCAGGCTCAAGCATGGATGCGCTCTTAACTCCAGGAATAGTTTTCTCGACGTAAATTGTATCGTCGTCTAAGCGGTCGGGATTGTTTTCTAATTCTGATTTATTTTTTAAATACTTGATGTAATCAATTAAAGCAGAAGTACCAGCTACTGCTGCACCTGCACCAGCTCCGCCGATTAGAAATTTAGTAATAAGTTGTTTATCTCTTGGTGTCATTTTATCCTGGAATTAAATATGTTAGTTTTTTAAAAGTAACCATTACAGTAAAGTCATCACTTACGCGATTTTCTACTATGGCAATATCTGGGGCGGATTCTGGGTGTGTTCTTTTTAATAGATCGTTATATGCATCTAATTGATTAGATTCTCTTAAGTTGAAAATTCTTACTTGAGGATATCCAATCTTTACAGTATCTGGAAATTTATCAAATTGATCTGGTAGGGATGGGTGATCCGCATAAGTACCCGACTCGTAATTTAAGTTTAATTTTTTAGGGGCATCTTCACGTACAACTTCTTCCTGTTCGTAATTTAAACTTTCCGAATCAGAAGTAAATCCAGGAGAGAATGGATCATCATCTTCCTGCGCTACAAAATCTTCATCTTCAAACATCTTAACCATTATAGATATTCATCCTCAATTTGTTTGTTAGCCTGTTCTCTTTGTACGCGACCTCTAAGTTTATGATACTCTTTAATACCAGCCTCAAGTTTTGCAATCTCATCTTCGTCTGGACCTTGCAATGCTTTACGACCAGCCCATAGTGCTGCACCGCCTGTTGCGCCACCTAAAGCAGCCAAAGCTAAAAAGCTTTTAAGCAATGTTGGAATGTATGTAGTAGCCGCACCAGCCGCTCCTGTTAAAGCAGCAGCGCCAGCTCCCGAAGATTTAGTGAGTTCATTTAATTCAAACGCAGCATCTAGGATAGCATCCACTACAGAACTATCGAGATCATTAGGATCTGAACTAGCAACTTTACTTAAAAGAATACTTGCGAATTCTCCGCCCTCACCAAGATAAGGCATTACGGAAGAAGCTTCTTTACAGAAGTTAATAGCAAGTCTTGCTCGCTCTGAACTATCTCCCTCAAAGTCGGTGAAATAGTTTTGTTCTTGCAAAGGAACTCCAAGTTCAGACAATGCGAGAGTTTTACCAAGAGCTTTAAAATCAATGTTGGACATGTGGTAATTCTATCAGGTTATGTTTATGAATTCAACAGTTTTTTCCTACCAAACGCATCTACCGCATAAGGATCATGTGAGGTAAATCCTAGAATACCACCTAAAATAGAACCACCAATAGTAGCTAGCATACCACCACCGAGGAACCTACTAATAATAGCAGCGACTCCAGCGCCGAATGCAGTCTTCAACATTCTACTCAGTTGACTAATTTGTGATTCAGGAAGAGAAGAAACTTGTTGTAGAATTCTTCTTTTCTCTGAGTTAGGAATATCAGGCTCCGACATAATTTTTTGTTGAATGTAAGCTAGGTCAGAAAAAGAACTTTGCTTTTGTAGCGCATTGTTCTGATTGATTTGATCTCTTACACCATTAAAAGATCTATTAGCTGCGTACGTAACTCCAGCACCCAACGCAGCTCCAATTAATGCATCGCGAACTGGATTCTCACCGCCTCGCAAAAGAGCAGTACCTAGACCACCTAAAGCACCCAATCCACCACCATAAAGAAGAGAATTACCCCAATGTCCATGAATTGCATTATCTCTATGCTTACTAGCAAATCCACCAACAGCTCTACCAGCAGGAGCTAATTTGTTTTTAAGTGAGTAAAGCAAATCTACAGTAGGATTAGTACCGTAAGGCTGCCAACGTTCATTTAAGAATTTATCTGGATTTTGTTTAATGTAATCACCATCAGTTGCTAATCTTATCTCCTCATCCGTAGATGAATCAATAGAATTAGAAAACATTGGATATTGGTTTTTTAGTTCTTCTTTAGTCATTGATATTGGATTTTTCTGGGTTAACTACTTCTCCTTGTCCATCAACCATTCCTGGTGACCAACGAAACTCAGGATGCTCAGGAAGTCGAGAGCCTACGTTCTCTTGATTCTGAGCCCCATCTCTTTCTCTGCGTTTAATAACTTGAACTTTTGTACGTAGCTGATCTATATTAACCTTTTTCATTATTGCGGGTTTACGGCTTGGTTTCTTCCTTGAGATTCTGCATCAGATCTAATTTGTTTAAGATACTGCTGCGCCAACGCATGGAGCTCCACATTAGTGTTTCTTGTGTTCTCCATGTCTTTCTTACGAGGAGCTTCTGGCATACCTGCCCAGTCCTTAGCTTTAGCCATAGCTTCTTCCTGACGACTGAGAGGAGTAACAGCGCCTTCGCCACCTCCGCCTCCACCTTGAGCTTGCATCTCGGAGAGGCTTGTTTCTTTTTCTTTGGTGAACTGAACTTCTTCCACAGCTCGACTTTTCTCGAACTGGGAATCCTCCTTGAGCCTGCGGCGATATGCCTCGACAGGAGATCCAAGTTGCAGAAGTTCGAATAGAGCTTCCCGAGGAGCTTCTCCGCCCGATACGAGATTCATTACGTAGTTCATTCTCTCTACGCTGTCTGCAATACGTGGTGGAGCAAGTTTAACTTCAAACTCACTAATACGCAGAAACGCAGATACACGCTTGTTAGCCCACTTTAAGAATTTATCAAAGTAGTGAGGAATATGATGGAACGTTCTTTCAAATAAACGAAGAGCAGGAGGAATTTGTTGGTATGCAAGAGTACCTTTAAATAGTTCTGCTGGATATCCTAATCCATTTAATAATGCATCAGTTTGCCAAGACAAAAGATCTTTTGGAGTAAACTGTTTTCCGTTTGTATTGAGCTCCTGATAAGTTGTAGGCATAGGCATAGCAAACATACTATCTCTGCTATCTCTATACTTCTTAATCATATCAGACATATTCTTTTTCCAAAGAGCAATGTTCATTGTAGCCCCTGCATCCATACCACCTGAACTCCCACTAACGCCTGGAGTAAACAAACGCATTGGTACCAAGAAATCTTTAGCTAAAGTTTCATCTGCTTTTCTATACAACTGCCACTGAAACAAATCACGATAGTGTGCGATAGGAGTAGGGATACCTAATCCATGTTTGGAGATACCAGTAATACTTGGAGGAGCATAAACGAATACTGCACCAGGATCAAAGATGAAAGCCATGTCCTTAGCAATGGAAGCCAACATGGACTTGTGAGTATTATTTACATAGAAGATATTACCACTCTTAATGTACTGAAGTTCTTCTGGATCAAACTTATAGATAACATCTATTCTACCTGTTTGAGGAGCCTTTCTAAGTTTGAAGTATCTAGGATCTAAATGAATGAGTCTAATCTCATCTTCTTTTCTTACAAACACATCCGAAAAGGAATATTCGATTTTAGGACAATCTTGCAGTTTTCCTTGATACTTCTCCATCTGGTCAATATCGGGACCTTTAAACAACATTGTTTTAAAGTCATAACTCAGATGCTCTTCTGGAATAGCATTGATACTGATACGACGAGAGATGATACTACCACTCTCGGATTTACCAGTTTTAATTAGATAACGGTCAAATGGTAGATGCATACGCACTACAGAAACACCATAACAGAATCCATCCTCGCCTATTGTTTGCATAGACTGGAAAATGTTCATCTTATCTACTAAGAGTTTTGTACGCTGATCTCTTTCCTTAAAGTCACCACCTTCACCAAAAAACTCAATTTGTGTAATAAAGTGAGATACTACGCGTTTGGTTGCTGCTGCGTAAGTACTATTAAGGTTAGTTAAGTGTACGCAGAAATCCAAAGACGATTGCTGATCTTTCGGCATCGACTCATTTGCATACAAAAAGAACGGGTTAGCGTCACTAGTCTTTTTTTCGTTAAACGGACTCTGGATGTTCCAACTCATTTGTTTTTTCCTTTTGATTTAAAATTTTAGATAGCTTAGGCGCATCTTCACACGACCTAGCAGAAGCAACCTTCTCTCCGTCAAAAATAAAACCCCGTCTTGACTTATCATCAATACAAGGAGTTTCATCCGTAACTACGGCAGACTTAATAAACATACCTTATTTTACCACAAAAATTAATATTTTAAATAAAAAGTTTTTATCAAAACTTACTTCTCCAAGAAACATTCCTTGTGAGTTAATGAAGGGAGTACCATCTAGATTGTAGTCTAGAATAACCTCAGACGCTACAGGTAAACTAATGTCTAATGCGTTATCTGCTTTTACGAATACATGTAGATAATTATCCTCCTGTTTAATCATCATGGGATTAATTTTAACCTTAAAAGGAAATCCAGGAATACCTAAAGTAATAGGACTTGATTTGCCTCTATTAGATTTAAGATTAGAATACCAAATAATAAGATCCTCAGTCTCCTTAGGATGCTGATAAATAAATTCTTGAGCGAATCTATTAATAGGTAATGTAGGGGCTGTTTGTACGGGTTTTGTTTTTTGGGGTAATGGGTCTATACCATCAAAGTCCAAAGGATCTGCAGGAATGGGGTCATTCATAATACGTTCCCTTACTTGTTTATTTGATTTAGCGTTTTGTGCTTTTTCTAGTAGCTCTGCTTGGCGTCTAACTGAATCTGGTATTCTATGACGTCCCAAGTCAATATCAGCGGGAGAGGATTGTAGATTTGAATTGCTCATAAAGTGTTTTGACTTTTTTAGTCTTACTAGATTTTTTCTGTTTATACAACCATTTAATTAATATTTTTATGTTTTCACAATCGAATACACCGTTACATATAACAGTGGACTCATTGATTAACTCAAACATTAAATCTTCTTTGCATGTAATACGCAAAACAATATTACTTACATCAGTATAGATAACGGCACTAGAGGGATTAGTATTAATACTTACCCTAGGGAACATTTCTAATTGCTCTGAATTCAACATAAATAAACCCACAGTCAAAGATAACTTTTCAGTATCAGTTATCAGATCTGTAGAATTATATGTATCCAGATAATTTTTAAAATGCTTATTTAGCAGTACAGTAGGATGAATTGACTCTGATATGAATTCAGGAAGTTCCTCTCTACATAGATTAGCTGTTTTTGTAATCCTTATGGATGTACTCTTTCTAATCTGAGGAAACTCTTGAGATGTCCACTTATACCAAGTGCGAGACGAGACTCCTATTTTTTTAAGCCAGTCTGTAGTTCTTCCACCATTTTTAGCATAAGAACCCAGACTGGCTTTTAGTGAAGCCACCAGAGTCTCTGCATCTGCTTTTAGCAAATACTTTGACTTATTTTTTTTCACTTATTCTCCTGTGATAGCCTCGTATGCGGCTGCTAGAGTATCTTCTCTAGCTTCGCGCTGACTTTCATAACTTTGATACAAACGGTTGATGTCTTCAGGAGCATAACCTGCGCCATTCAATGCTGTAACAAAACCCAACTGTTGGGCGTCTCTAATGTCTTGTAGTTCTCTTTCGTCGATGTCCATATTAATCAGGTAGTTTAATTATTTTACTTGCTGCTTGTTCGGGATTTAGGTATTCGTATTGTCCTGTTCTTCTATTTAAGAACATTTGATACAATCTACCATCAGATCCTATTTTGACGCCTTTTGTTAGGCGAGCGTCAACGCCGATTCGTTCACTGTTACCAGCCCACCATGATACTCCTTCGTTTTCACGAACGAGTAGTGATGCGCCAGGAACAGCTGCACAGAAAACTTCTCCCTCAAAAGGAATTAATTCAGAGTTGAATACTGCATTAGGAAACAATACAGTACCTTGATCGGATTCTCTTTCAGATAAGGTATAAAATTCAGAGTCCAATAATTCATGAGCTAGGTAAATTTTTACATTGTGACCAAATAAAGAATCATTATCAGTACTATAGATTCTATGATTCCTTGTTACGGTTAAGTAGTCATTCTGTTGTGTCCAAAACCTAATCAGGTTTCCAGTGTACTTCTCTTTAGTGAGCCTATATGCTTTTGCAAAATGACGATAGAATCCAGATCCTAAACATAGGAACTCATGGTCTTCGTTAATTTGATCCCATCGTACCCAACCTGCGTTAGTAAATACTTCTACATTACCTGGGAAGCACTCAGGCCCTTCTAGTCCAGATAAGAATCCAAACTGACCAGGAGTAACACTCTGCATTGATTCCGTAATAGAATCAGAACTTTGAATACCACCTTCTCCTAGTTGGGTTACACGTCGAGCATTTTCCAAGAGGTGAATAGGATTAATCTCTTCCAATGGAGAGCTTAATGGATTACCAATAAGTTGCTTCTCTCCATATGAGTCAAAATAAAACGGAGTAAGGAATGATAGATTCTTTCTATATGATGCAGCAGCAAGTAACTTCTTTCTCACTCCCGTACCATCGTTACGAATTCTTTCGGAGAGTTGTTTATTAACTGGAAACATCTTCTTAAACATTAGGTCATCCCTATTGTCAGTTTCTTCCAGTCCTTTGTTTACGTTAAGAAGTTTTTGCGATGAACTAAGCAAGCCGCTAACACCAAAGGAAACATAAGGTTCTTCAGAGGCATCGTAATCATAGGATACGGACTTACTAAAATCATCAGAGAGTTGAGTCTTATCTCTTTTATCCTCTAATTCATCATCAGCCTCTTCTACAGCTGAAGACTTTTTTAATTCCTCAAATTGTACAAATTTTAAAATTCTGTTAAAAAGATCTTCACTCATGTCTCATTGCTTCTAAAATTTCCATAAAATTATTTCCAGTAAACCCTGCGCTTTTTAGTAGAGTATCATTTGCATGGATTTCGTCAATATAATCTTTAGTTTTATTAAGAAGTAAATCAAAAGATTCACTCTCCATATCATGTGCAATATTAACTCCCCAAGAACAAGCAGATAAAAATACCTCGGGTTCTTTTGCTAGGCTATTAAAATGTGCTGCTGCTTTTCTCCAAGTTAGTTTATTCTCTTCATCTAATGGACTAGTAATACCTTCGTTAAATGAATTGTACCAAGAGATCCATTTTAATTGAGCAGGAAGAATAACATCCGAATCTTCACTAGCTGATTTAACAATATTTTCCAATTCTGGTTTATCGCTGAAATAATAATCCAAACAATCACTAGGAGATAACTGAGGAGCAAACTCTGGTAGCATAGCATCATTTACAATTTGCTTTGCTTGAATGGATGCTCTTTTCTCCAAATCAAATTTCATAGGAAGGTTTCTACGAACTACTCTTTCGTGTACCTGTGCCTTCTCAAAGAAGTTTCTAAGGAGCTCACCTTTATTAGGATTCTCTCCTGCTAGTTTCTTTTGGAAGTTAGGAACGATCTTATCATATGCTCTATTAATCGTAGAAGCATCATATTTAGACGCATTAATATTGTACAACTCTTCTCCCCAATTGTCTTTAATCTCTTCATCAGGAATACCCATATCTTTCATTAGAGAGAATAGGTGTAGATTAGAGTTTTTAATCTTCAAAGAATACTGTCCCGTTTCTGCTTCAAGACCAATACGAAATGAACTACCCGTACCAGGTCTTGTATTCACCTGAGTTTCCAAGTTACCGTTCTCTTGTCGTCTAGTATAAACTCCAGGAATCAAGCGACTCTGCATTAGACTTCCATAGTCATTACCCCCATGAATAAATGTACCGCGATCTGTAAGGTATGGTACGCGCATGAGAGTTGTTTCTTTTTCATCTAGAAGTTCTCCATTAAGATCATATAGACTAACTTTACCACGTAGCTTTCTACCTAGGTATTGATCTTTAGCCAAAGCTTCTTTTTCATACTTCTTAGTAAAGGTTGGAGGATCTGCGTAGTTCAAATCTGATACTCGCATTACTACATTACCATACTTTTGAGGAAAGCTTTTCTCGACAGCAGAAAGTGTGTCGTTGTAGATGTCGTCTCTAAGAGTAGCGAAATCTTCTGGATCTCTCAACCTAACGTCCTTAGGTTCTACAATTTTTGCATTTAGATTTAGCATCTGAATATATTGTCATAACCAGAATATATGACAAGTAAAAAATAAAAAAAAAGATAGGGGATTTTACTCCCCTATCTTTAGATCTTCATTAGTACTCTTCGATACTTTGAAGAAGTTTTGTAATCTTTAGAATGTCCCTTTCAGGATCATTAGTCTCAAAAGATATTTCTTTGTCTGCATAACTCACCGACAGAATACTTCCTTTACCGTATAGTTTACAAATAAAGTTCTTATCAAAATAGTGATCTTCAATCTTGATAAAGTTATTATTGTTTCTACACTCAGAAATATTTAGGCGGGAATTGCTTGAATTTAATTCATCAGCTTCAGATATAGCTTTTACAGCTTTAGTAATTTTCTTCTCCTTCACTACAGGAGCTTCAATCTCACCAAGTTGCTTTTCAATATCTCCAAGCTGCTTTTCAATCTCATCAAATTCTTTTGAATTAGTAGAAAGAACTTTGCATTTCATGCCCATTGAATTGAACAAATCTGAAATAGTTTTTTCTAACTCAGGCAAAGATACTGCCTTATGAAATTTCTCTCCATGTTCCGTAACTAATCCTTCTAGTTTTTCAAAAAGAGAAGAAGTCCTAGAATAAGCTAGAAGACTTACAATCTGTTTATCTTCATCTAATTCTACTAGAACTGGTGGATCAATTTCAGCATCTTGAAGAATCTTTAAACTTAGGGTATTTAGTTTACAGAAATCTTCATAGCTTTCACACTTACTCAGAGAAGCACCCCAAGTAATCAAGTCATCAGCGACCTTTTTAAATCCCTGAGACTTGAGCATACCTAGGACAACAAACTCTGGAAGAAATCCAGACTCGGCTATTTTCTCGTTATTCATTAGATTTCAAGAACAAGACGAGTACCCACGATGGAAGTTACTGTAGCAGGACCTACACTATCTCCGAGGTTAAATCCATCTGAACCCATTACGGAAGAAATGATTTTCTCAAGATCTTGCCTACTGGTTTTAAATGGAACTTTAAAGATAGTTTTACCTTGATCTGGATAATGTTCAGAAGCAACTTCAAATCCACCTGATGGGAAGATATTGATTTCGATATTCCGAATATGTTCCATTTCAGATGGAGTCTTTCCATTTCGTGAACTTTGCAAGATCACTGGAAAAGCTACAATAGCCTCTACCAATTTAGTTTGCTTATTCTCGAAGATGAAATACTGCATACCAGTACTGTTCGCGTAACCACCGATAGGAGCACTATCTTCAGTTTTAACACGACCGAATACTTTCTGGAATACTTCTTTCGTGCATTGAGCTTGGACAGATGTACTAGACATACCATTCTTAACTACGATGTAGTTGAATGAGTATTCGATATCTCCATCGACTTCTTTGACACTAGGATGACGAACCCGCGTAGAGCGCAGGACTTTATAATTATTAAGGTTTTTGTTTGGCAGAGCATAAGTAATCTCTGCTTTCAGTGGTTCTAATTTTTCAATCATAATTTATAGGGTATATTGTTTCTTTTAAAATAAACAAGCATCTCTGCTACATGGGACTTACCACTAGTACTACATTGAGGACAATGCTTACTGTGATAAAACTTGCCAGGCTGAAATGCAAAACCAGTTTTATCTTTCTTTCCTGGCTCTATGTGGGCATATACTTCCTTGCAAGAATAACAGCAAAGATGACTTACTTTTTCTGCATGCGTAACGCACTCCTGACAAACATTATACAGGGCTTTACATACACCAGTATCAACAATAGGAAATTGCTCTACTGGTTTCTGTAGACCACAAGCACATTGGTATTGTACTTTTCTAACAGGCAATTGTGGTTCGCCTAGTTTGTCGTCTAAAAACAAAATCAATTTATCTGGATCTGGATTTTCACCCAGTTCAGATTTTATTAATTTTTGTAATTCGTCGCTACGCATGCGGATTATATTAGGACAATTTTAATTTTTTGCAAGTATTATTCTTCCTCAATATCAATAGAGCAGAGAGGAGCGAAACGATCTAGATCTTCGGGGAATGCATCTTCTCCTGTATAGACGGCGCAGATCTTAGAAAATCCGAGCGTATCTAGTACAGCGTTAAGAAGGCTAATAACTCCAACGGTATAGATTTCATTTCCTGCAGAATCTAGTTCTGGTTGTACGCAGAGTGTAGGATGCTCTTCCAAGAGATCCCTACTGCAGTTTACTTTAACAGATACTAGTTCTGCAATAGCTTTATGGTCAAGAGCTAGAGCATAATTGAGCGCGTCAGAAGCTTCTTGAATTCTTTGTTTTGAGATGTATTGATTACAGCAGTTATTTGAGCACATATATTTTTTATTAGTTTATTGGTCTGTTGACGATTTTGCTATACCTAGCTTTTCTTCAATGAAAGCATGCTTTTCGTCATCTGGTATAGAGGTATATTCAATTACCTCCTGAAGTTTACGGTGAGCCTCTTCACGGCGTCTAGCAAGTCTAGCGAAGTCAATGGTATCACAGTTGCCTAAGACTTCAAGAGGTCCAAGTCGAGCGGGTAACTCGAGATGAATTCTTTTTTCTCTAGACCATTGGGTTAACCATTTCTTTGGAGTCTGTGTTGAGCTAAATCCTAATTTCTCAGAAAACTCTTCAAGATCCAAATACAATGTAGTAGAGTCACCATACTCTCCACATTCTTCTGCTTGTGCTATCCATAGATCATATTTATCATCTGATCCATTGGGTGGTATTAATACTTTTATTTTAGTCAGACAGTCTTTATCTTTAGATCTTCTTACGATATTCTCTGACGTAAGATTAGCTAGGATACTATCAATCTGAAAGTTTGAAGCTCCTGCAACACTAGCGATTTGACTTTTAGTGGCAAAACACTTTCCATTATTGTCTGCTGTACTTCTAATAGCATTATAGACAGAAACAATATCAGATTTTACAGGATAGGAGTTACGTAGAAAGAACTCCTGTGTCTTTACAGAGTCATCACTATAATAGGTTACACACAACGCATCTTTACCATCACGACTAGCACGACCCAATTGCTGAGTCATAGCTTCGACGCTTGATGATAAATCTCGTTCTATTACATGACGAATATCTGGTTTGTCGATACCCATACCAAAGGCAGATGTAGCTAGCATAACTCGTACAGATCCATTAATGAAGCTGTCTTGCTGATGCTTTTTAGTGGCAGGAGATAGCTGTCCATGAAAGAACCCAATAGGCTCTGAACTAAACTTTCCTAACTCTTCTGCTATTTCTTCTACCTTTTTAATTGTGGTGCAGTATATCAAAGTCGATCCATCTACCTGACGAATGTCCTGTAGTAGATCATAATTATTTCTAAGAGGTCTTGATGTCAGCTTTAGATTAGTTCTTCTTGGGTAATAAACAATCTTATGTGCTGTCTTCAATCCTAGTACCCATCTGATATCTTGTTCTACTGGGGCAGGACAAGTTGCAGTAAACGCAGCTACTACTTTGGGATTAAATTTATTGATAAAGTCTCCTGCTGATTTATACGACGGTCTAAAGTTATCAGACCATGACGAGATGCTATGGGCCTCGTCAATCACTACACAGTCAGGTGGTGTTTTATTACATGCTTGAATAAAATCCTCATTATTAACTCTTTCAGGAGCAATATATAAGAAGTTTAAATCTCCATTAGCCCAATCTTTCATTGTTGCTAGATTTTGAGCTGGAGTATTCAAGGACGTAAGTTCTCCTGCGGCAATACCTTTATCCCATAGACCTTTCATCTGGTCACGAATAAGAGCTACTAGAGGAGATATAACAATTGTCTTCCATTCATGACAGAGCGTAGGAACAACAAAGCATGCTGTTTTACCTAATGATGTAGGTAGAATACATACAACGTCAGCTCCTCCCAATAAATGGTACACAACTCCATCCTGTCCTTTTCTTAGGCTAGAGAATCCCATCTGGTTTAACACCGCTGGTAGTCTCTTCATACCCTTTTTAAGTTCCTCTGTATTGATTGTAGTATTTCTAGTGGGAAAACGATCTGTTAAGATTTCGATCATATTAGTTTAATTTTTCTTGTTTGACGAGACGATAACCTTTCTGGTCACCGTTATCTTTGAATATGTGGGCGTTTCTTGGTGTAACAAGAAAATATATTGATTCAACTTTTAATGAATCTATTTCTTTAAGACTGACAATAATGTGATTATCTTTCTTTTCAATTCCTGCTTCTTTCAGGAAAATGAAAAACTCTCCAATATCATCAAACTCTGCGGCAGGATATCTACCTAATGATTCAAAATTACTATGATTCAATATGTCTTCTTCAGAGGCAATATTTGATTTTGGATTTAATATTTCGTACGATATGGTTCTTTGGGTCACTTAAATGATACAAGCATATGCTGATAGGTTAAGACGCTTGTTATAACTTATAATTCTGGCTGTTATGGATTTCCGTTCTAAATCGAACGACGATTGATTTTCAGCGAACCAAGGAGCTCGTGATGCGAACACCAAGCAACTATCAACTGCTCGATGTGGATCACAAAACATAAATACATTATCTGACTGAGATATAGTCTGCCAGAATACTGAATTTTTTTGGTGGCTTAGCATTTCGGCTATTACTGGAAATTTATCAGTGTTTAGCACGACGTCTGACATACGAAATGGTAGATGGTCAAGAATGTCATCTGATTCAGCGAGAACGCCAATCAGTGTCTTATTCTTATTACTACTATTTTCAGGTATGCCTAAAGATTTAAGGATTCTGTGACGCAATAGTCCAGAGTCCCAACCCCATTCTTGTTTTGATTTCATACATTTATTTAATGAGCCCCAGGGAGGTTTAATTCCCTGGGGCTTTGCTAATTACTCTAATAAGGTTCTACGTGCTAAAACATCTTCATAAGAATTCATTGCTATGAGCTGCTCACAAAGAAGATCTTTCTTCTCTTGCGGTAAGACTTCATAGATAATGGATTCATTAATAAATGCTTTGAGTTTTGTAATCTTGTCACGCAACTCTTTTCTCTCATCGTAGACACGATCTATCCAATCAGACATAATTAATCAATGATAATGATTTTCTCTGGAGTACCATAATGAGAAGCACCACGAATGTTGCGCTCATGCCGAACTTTTTCTCTAGTATCCGATGCAATCAGGTTGTAACCCTTAGTGACTGGACGAGAAATCCAGACGTGAGGATATCCTTTTACATTGTTATTAACTGCTTTATTGGTGGATTTACGATTTTTCATATTCTAATATTCTGTGTGTTTGGTTTATTTAACTGTATCAATTGACAAGGCGAATTGCATCTGGGTAATTAACCGAGAGACATTCGAAATGTCGGAGGTATGTAACAATTTGATTTTAATAAGATCAATCAAATTATGTCTAAACTGAGTAGAAATTTTATTCTGCTCAAGGTTGATGAAGATATTTCCTGGTAAAGGCTTTTCACTTTCCATGGAAGCCAATAATGCTTTTGACACTAATGGATTCTCTTTATCTTCATCAAAAAACTGCTTAAGGTATTCTATTTTTTCTTCCATTTAATTAATATCCTGCAATGTTGCAAGATTTGCAAAGTTCTATAAAATGTGGGTAGTTATCTTCACTGAGGATAGCTTCATAGTACTCACTAGATGGAGCACCAGTTACACCAATGATATCAGAACTATACCGCTTCATATTACACTTAGTACTAAAGTAACCTTTATCAAGCAGCCATTCACAAACCCAACGGTCAAACCTAATGGGTCTGTCCATGAAGTTAGCATTGTCTTGATAACCATCGTTAATCAAATCCCACTCAGCAATACGGTTTTCTGGACCGTAACTATTCTTTTGAATACGAGCTCGGATTGTTTTACCGATAGGTTCATTAGCACTGTTTTTAACTTGTCCTTTATTAACGAGAATCAACTGTAGTGAGTCGAGCTGGTCGAAACCTTTTCCACCTACTTTAGTTGTATTTCTCAGAGCCATGGAATCAGCAGGAATGTATGATGGGGTTCCTGACATATCAATCTTAGTATTTTGGTGCTGCACGAGTACCAAAGTAAAATTGAAGCGATCCATTAGCTGGGGTAATTGTCTTGCCCATCTATGACTAGCTTTAGCATGTCCTAGGTTTGACAATGTTAATAGATTCTTTTCTTTATCCGAGTTAGCGTTACCATAGTTATACACACCAGCAGCTTCCGCATCTGACATGAGTTTACCCCATGGATCAATACAGACTAACAACGGCACATGCAACGGAACGGTAACTCCTACTTTTCTACCAGCAGTCTCCACGCCACGCATAACCTCGACCCAGCTTTTCATCTTATCATAAGACTCCTCTAGGGAACGAGCGCTATCCATGAATATAGCATTAGCAATCTCCTGACCCAGTTGTGGTTCTGGAGATGCAATACGAGCTACGTGATTACCACTAAGGGGCTTGGCCTCACACTCCTGATAATAACAAGGGACACCAAGCTTTACTGCTTCTGATATGAAGGACATACAGAGAGTAGATTTACCCGTACTCTCGCCTCCGATAACCTCAATAAGTGCCTTTGTAGGCAAACCAATGTTTCCAAATAAATACTGAAAAGTAAATTCAGGTAGTGGTAACATTGCCTTTTGAGAATTGCTTACAGTGGTAAGACTGAAATTTCCGTTTTTCTTTCTATTGCTGACAGATGCAACAATAGATGTAACTTCGTCCATAAGACTATTGTTACCAATTACGGAAAATCCATAACCACTAAATTTTTTAGGTTTCTTAGGACCTACGTCAATAGTCTCCTCGACTTCCTCCATTTCACTTTCAGGAGCGGAAACTAATTCTGGTTCTAGTTCTATTTTCTTTTTTCTTGGCATAATTTAAGGTGCTGAATTATTAACATCAGCTTTTGTAAATGCAAACAACTAAATTACAATTTTTATAATTTCTGGATTACCTGTGTATTTATCTTCTTCTACAAGTACACACAACGGATGAGAAGACCCATGATTGTCATGATACTGAACATGAGCAATAAGCGCACACTCAGGAAATTCTTTAACAATTCGTTCGGCGTCATCTAGTATGAGATTATATTGCTCCTCCCCTCTAGCAATCGCGAAATTAGTAAACCAAAAGTCGGTCGTTTTTGATTCATTAATTCTAATATTAGGAGAAGGAAACTTTTCTGAAATTGTATAAGGACCAAGAGACGCATCATCCCATTCAAAATCAAAGTCATCTATTGAATCCACTTCTTGATAAATAATATCCTGTAGCTCTGGTAAACTTTCCTCATATACACGATTTCCTAATACTCGAAAGAATTCGAAAGAAATTATCATGTAAGATTTGTGAAGCTCTTGTTCTAAATTAGGGGGAATGGCATTGCCAGCTACACTGGCAATGCTTTTAAATTCCTCGTAAGGTAATCTTTTTATTTTCATTTCTTTCCATTAACATATTTAAGGATCATTGCTGAATCCTTAAGGTATGAAACAAAATGAACCGTAGGATCTACTTTAGCAATTTCTGCAATCTCTGCATCAATCCTTGCTGCAAATAGAGCATCAGATTCTTCCTGTGGTGGTATACCTGGACTACTTACTGGGGCTGGCGCTGCTGCCTGAGGTGGTTCATAAGCGGGGGTCCCTGGAATTGTTCTTGGACCAGCATATGTTGGTTCAGGATTAGTGTTTACGAATACTCTAGGGATCTCTGGCTCGGAGATTCCTTGACTTGAAAATGAGGTAGACTCTTCATCAAATCTTGGACTTTCTTTGCTAGGGAAATCGCAGAAATTACCGCAAACTTCTTTCATGAACTCCAGTGGAATTTCGTTATCATCAATAAGACGATCTACGATTGTTTGAGGATGTGGAATATTCCAGATATTCTCAATATCGAAGAAGTTATAACGACCCGCAAGAGCCTCTGGACTAACTGCCATTTCCTTACTTCCTGTTAGAATTTTGTCTCCAGTAGAGAAGCACATCGTATTGATACCGATACCACGTTCGTTGTTACCAGTAGCAACCTTTGTAGTTGCTCTAGCTTCAAGACCTGTAGTTGGATGGGTTACGTCACCAAACAGGAAGTCTTGCCAGTTTGGATCTCTAGGGGCTTGAGAACGCAGACCAGCCATGTCTAATACTTCTTTTGTCATATTCATGCCCATCTCAGACAGAACCAATAGGAAATTGGAGTTGTCATACTTGGGATCAACAGACCCATAGAAATTCATAACTGCTAGTTTTCTTGCTGCCGCCAATGGTAGGTTTACAACCTCAGTAGATCCCTGAGGTTTCATTACCAAATTACGCAGATGCATATGCTGTGTGTCTTTACGGCGAATCTTCCAGAACATCTCCTCGACAGGATCAAAGCAATCAATAGCTGCTACTCCTGGATTAAATGATTTTCTGATTCTAGGACTAACAAAGAAGTGCTTGTTCTTACCCAAATACGTATGCATTGGATAGTAGAAGAACCAGCTTCTGAATACAGGAATACCCTGATCAGAAAGTTTATCTTTGTCTCTGTAAGGACTAAAGCTTGTTTTAAAAGCTTCATCCTTTGGATTTAGACTGAAATCAAAAGATGGGAGAATACGACCCACAGCAGGATTATTCTTGCTTAGGATTACATGATTAACTCCATCTTTTGTGAGTTTAAGATTGTTTCTATTGGTTGGTGTACCGTTATTGTCTTCGTCTGGATAGTATGGTGTATACATTTTTTAGAGTGTGTTAATGTTGCTGCAGATAATTTTTAAGAAAATACTCTAAACTAGTTTTACCTTATTGTTTGTCTGCTCTTGTTTGTGCTGCTTCGTTGGAATAAGATAATTTTTCATATCTTATTCTTAACTTTTCAATAGTTGCTCTGAGTGTTTCCTCGCGCTTAATATCCAACAATTGTCGAATACGTGCAAGGAAAAATTCAATATCTCCTAATTCTTCGACCACATTTTCGCGGTCGAGTTCTTTTTCATAAATAATATGCTTTTTTACGGCATCTAGTAGTTCTCCTACTTCTCCTGGCAAAGCGATAAGCATATGTAGCATATCTGATTTTTCAGGAGTCAAGGTGTCAAGAATTGCTTGCCCTGGCTTAACCAGAGCAGCAACCATATCTTCGAATTCAATTTGTTCCATATTATATAATTCCTAGTAGTTTCTGTTCGTGTTCCGAACGACGCTTGTCAGTCCAGCGGAAAACGAACTCCGTGTCAATAGGGTAATACATTTTTCTTTCATTGTATTCCCATTCATTATTTTCAGCCATGTATAGCTGATGTAACTGTGCCACTAAATTACGTTCTTCAATAGGACACACAGTTACCAATGCGTCATAAAGACATATCATAACTCTAGCTTTCATACCTAAAGCTTTATACGCCTCTATTAACCATATGCAAGCTCTCATGGCAGTAGCCCCAACTGATTCCTGCATAGGAAAGTTCCTAGCCTCTCGACCCTGACTCGACATAAGAGTTTTTCTTTCTTTGAATCCAAGACTTTTATCATTGGTTCCAACAAAGTGTCTACGTCTTCCAGAAGCAGCCGTAATGAATGGATACATAGAGGGAAGCATTTGTTGCTCCTCTAAGTATTCTACAGCGCGTCCTTGTCTTGTTTCGAGAGCTTTAAATATTCTATCTCCAGTTCCAGGCTCTGGTAGTACTCCAGAGTCTGCATAAATTTTTCTTTCAAGTGTAGAAGGCGTTGCTCCGTACGAAGTGGAGAAGTTACCCACCTTACCCATACCATCTCTATGCATTTTCTTGTCTAGAGATTCTCTGGGTACTTCATACATGAATTCTACTAGTGACCAGTGAAGATCATGAGACGGATGTCTTAGATTTCCTTCTGAGTCTCGGAGTAGTTCGCCTTCTTCTACTTTTCTAATAATCTTATTACTCTTAGCCAAATGCATAATGAAATCTTCACGGCGATTCTGCTCAGGAATACCGCAGTTTTCATCATAACTTAGTCTTACTGGTGTTGCCTCGTCCTCTACCAATACTAATCCAAATTGCTTATCAGATTCCGTCATCAAGCGTATTAGATTAACATCTCCAGAAATGAAAGCTAACGCTCTAATCTCTGCAGTGGCATAGTCAGACTCAACCATACAAGATCCGTCAGGTGATTTTACACAAGAACGAATACTTGGAATAGGAGTATGTAGATATTTTTCCAGGTTTTCTGGTAGTTCTGATTTATCAAAACACTCCTGGAGAATCTCTTTGATATCTTTAGTAATACGTCCTTGTACATAGCTAGGCCAGTTGAGTACATTTGGCTTCCATGCTCTAGGTCTCGTTGTGTTCAAATAGGGTCGTTAATCCTATCCAGCTTTCGCGTCTGCAAGTTATGAATTCCTTGCAGTCCAGACTATATCATCATCTATTAAAGATGCCTCCCGTTTCGCTTTACTTAAAGCTACGCCTTTCGGCTAGTCGTTGAACCTTCCCTTTCGGGCTTGGCTGCTGATTGAGATCTTTCGAACCTTTCCAGCAATTAAAGAGGTTCCTGTTTATTGTCACCAATAAAAGGGGCTAATTTTTGTTGTAACAACTTACAACAAATTTTTTTTACCAGTTTCTGTACTACTAAAATTTGGACGAATATATCCATCTTTATCAATAAAGAAGAATAGACCATTCTCCTTAACGACGTTACCTTCGTCATCTACTTCCGCTGGTTTTAAACACATCTTAAATATGTTACCAACCAAGTTTAATCCAACAAGTCTTGCCACTAATGGATCTTGGTCTGCATAGATATTAAGTGTTTGTTTATCCGCACTAGGAGTATACAGCTTCTGTTGTTCTGCTGGCATTTGCAAAACTTTATCCCATGAAGTACTTGGTCTACCTTTATCCTTTTGTGGAGTAGATTTGAAAGGCTTGAACTGTTTAACATCAAATAACCATCTACGCATATCATCTCCAGATCTGAAGTTGAAATGTTCTCTATGGTCATAATGTTTTAACAAAGCAGATACACGCTCAACTGTTTCTCCTTTTAGTTCAGCAATAACTTCTTTAGGTAGCTTAAGTGCATCCTCAAATGGAAGATTAGTAGATGCTAGAAACTCTCTCATGATAGTATCCGCATCCGTAGCCATAAGTTCAACAAACTTATACTCTAATCTCTCTTTGCAGAATCCGTACAACTCTCTTAGTTCTTGAAGTTTAGCAACATCAATCAGAAGTCCAGTTGTAGTGAAATGAATGAATACATCTGTTACGAATTTATTAAAGTAATTGAAATAGTAGTCCGTCAGATTCTGCTCTCTCAATTCCTCAACAAGAAATGGTACTGCACGAATAACACAGTCCACATCCTTCATAGCATACGGAAACATAATCTCATCAGGAATAAATGCATACCCATCATTATCTTTCTGAGGATTAGATTTCTTCCATAAAATAAGATCCATTTCATAACGACCCAAATCTGTATATCTCATAGCAATAGATTCCAAGCCTAACTCGCGGTGCTCATTCACGGTTTGACTAGCGAACTCTGTATCGAGATAGCATTTCTGATAAGTATCAATTTTAAGGACTTGCTCCATCCAAACTCCGTCAGCGGCGAAGTGATGTCCTACAAATTTAACTTCTGGTCTATCTAACTGCTTTCTTAGAATATCACCGACTTCTTCATAGCCCACATCAAATGTATAGTTACCTTTATCATCCATGAAACGTATGTAACATGCTTGACCAGGAGCCCACGCCATTTGCAGAGATCTTAGATTACCTTTCCAAGGATTAAGTCCTCCCCACTCACAGTCAATGGATATAAGATTAAATTGATTATTATACAAGTAATCTACTACCTCTTTTAGCTCATTAGAGTTGTAGATTACTTTGTAATTTAACTCAACCGCGTTACGAGAAATACCATATGTCTCTTTAAGTAGAGTAATGGATTCCTTCATGCAGATCTTATATTTCTCAATCTCGAATGGTTTGTTCTGAAGTACTTGAATTGGATCTAGCAGGGTGTAATAACAGGAGTATTCTTTTGACCAGAATACACCTCCTAGAATATCATCTGCTTTAAGTGTGTATGGAGAAAGGAAATCAAATGCTGCTTTTCCTAGACATAGTACAAGCTTAGGTTTAATCTTCTCAATCTCCTTAGCAAAGAACTGAAACCCAAAGTTTAGTTCTTCCTTTGTTGGTCTATTTCTTCTTTCTTTAGGAAGAAGCCATTTAATAATTGCTGTTGTGTAGATGTTACTACCCTCAATTCCGTAAGAGTTAATTAGATCTTTAATAGCCGCCCCTGCTTGACATTTAAGAAATGCAGGAGGATCTTTTAGAATTTTATTGTACGCTCCCAAGACACCATCCCTGGCATCCTCTTCATACAAACAAGGCATTAACACCATACAATCAGCAGAAACTCTTCCCTTGCCTCCTACATACGTAATTCCGTCTACGATAGCAGATTTCCAAATCTCGGGATGCTCTCCTTCAAGATTTGGTTGAGGTGGGTTGTCAGGTAATTCTACTTTTTTGGTGTACATGATTAATTACTTTAAAATATTTTTTCTATCGAATGGGATGTCATCATCATCGTCATCATCGTCGATGTCTCCGTGTATGTAATTCCAGGCTTCAGAATAATGCTCGTGAAGCTCATCAGGAACTCCGCCTACATCATTACCCCATGAAGTGATTCCGTCAACAAGTTTTGCAACTAACCAAGATAAATATTTGTACTCGATGAGTAGTTCCGCATCCGTGTCAAACATAGGTGCGTCGTCGTCTTCATCAGCGTCTCCTAGATATTGTCCTGATCCTGTAAAGTATCCAGGTCCAAAACTCTTATTCTCAAATCCTCTAGCTGCTAGCCATTCATCTTCATCTAGTAGATCAAAATCAACTGCAGTATTTAATGCTGGTGGTGTATTAACAACTTGTACTGGAACCTCAATTGGCTCCACTTTTTTAACATAAGATGGTAACACAGGTTTACTTGTATCAGGTATAAAAGCTAGTGACATATTCTTTTACTTTTTCGTGTGGCATTTCCCCAAAATCGTTAAAATCATCAGGTGGGGTAACTCTGAAGATCTCTATATTTAAATTACGAAATAACTCTTCATTTGCACGGAAACCGCTTTCTGAAGGTTCGTCGTTCTGAACCATGAATACAATCTTAGGACTTAGGGAAAGTAGTAACGGAATTTGCTCTGGGCATATTTGTTTACCTAGACACGCTACACCATCTCCTCCTACTTGCACAGCATCCAATATACCCTCCGCTACGAATATAACTCGTTTATCGTATGGTACATCTTTGTTGTGATTTGCATAAGCATCATAACCAAAAACTAATTTGTGTTTATGAAACCTACCATTGTAATACTTGGTTGGTATTTTACTCTTAGAAGTTACTGGAGCAATGAAACTCATTTGTCCTTCCATCGTAAAAGTTACTGGAATAAATTCAAGTGTATCTGGATGTAGTATGGACGTTAGTTTACCTCCATTAATACTAATACTTTGATCAATAAGTCTAGACTGCCATGCCTGAAGATGACCATTACAATAAGAATGAAATACAATTCTGCCCTGAGGAGTACTTCTAGAGTTAGGTGTACGTTTGTAGAATATACCTAACTCCTCGCTTTGCGGTCTTTCCTTTACACAGAAGCTTGGATGAAAATCTCTAATAAGAGTTTCTACATCCAATGTTTCCCTGCTTAGAATATATTGCCAAGCAGGATGTGAATTAGGTAGTTCGCTAATAGCTACAACTTCTCCAGGACCATAAGGAATTTCAACGCCATCAATAACTGCTTGAAGTGTTACTGGTTTTGGTTGTTTCCTTACGAATACGTTTTTATTATTATCGCTAAAGTTTCTTTCTTTTAGACTAGGCCAGTTTGAAAGCTCTAGTTTCTTATACTTACGATCACAACGCATGCATTTGCCTACAGTAGTGTTGTAAGTAGTTTTTAGCCATGCATCCAACATAACTGCTAGATGGCGAGATTCAAATTCTTGTCTACCTTTTACATCCAGACAAGCTGGACAAGCCATGTAAGCAATTACACCAGATCTCTCATTAGCGAGTCTATAGCTGCCATGACGAGGAGCTAAGTTGTCCGCTATGCTGATGTGTGCTTCCGTTATGCTCATGATGTTTATTTCCTTTGTAGTGTACGCTTCCTCTTATAGAAGAAGCAAAGTGATTCAGAGAAGTAAATGTTTTTATACCTCTTGAGTTAAACTTATCCATGACATAATCAATTTCTTCTTTTGTAAACTGAATTCCTCTTTCTGAATTATTACTGACCAAAGCAGTCACCTTATGTGCATGGTCTGTAATTATTTCGTCGTAGTCATCCATATTTTTTATATCACAAGAAGTAGGAGTAACGAATAACAGAATGACTTGACTGTTATGACAAGCTAAAGGAATAATCTCCTTTTCCCATCGCGCAGACTCAAATACTGTAACCGCTTTTGGTAATCTATTCAACAATAGTTCAGCCAGCATAGTTTTCTTATGCGTGTGAACAACCAACGTAGGACTAAATGGGGATCTTTTCATAGGATTATTTTTTCAATGACTACGTTGTCAGGAGTCATAAAACGATTAAACATGGTTCCGTCAGTACCGATTACGGCTAAACAAACTTGTGAATTCTGATGAAAATAACCATATGCATTATGTTCAGGAGAATAACTTATTTCTGCCATTAAGAAGCAATTCACTTCCCATGTGAAACCAGCACACAAAGATTTTAAATCTTTATTACATTCTCCAGAAACAATGTAGTTAAATCTATTAATTTGTTCTTCTGAAGGAATATTGAATTGGTTTCTTTGAAAGAAATTCCACGGAAGCCTAATTTGTCTTATTTTATTACTAATGATACCATCTAATATTTTAGGATCTCTAATAACTCTTGGATGTTTATCTGTCTTTAGAAGATGGATAGAATCCCATCTTGCATAACCAGGAGCAAAGGTGTCTAATGTTGCCGCCCGAAGACCTCGGTTAGCAAAGAATCCTCTTACTATTCCACTTGCCCCAGAAGGAGCTGATATAATTTTTTTTGTTCTCTTACTAACAAACTGTAAATGAATTGAATATATGTATGGTTTTACTTCTGTTTGGAAGTTTAAAACGGGTGTAGGAATTGACATTATTATTTAATAAATTGGGTTGATAACATACCCAGTTAGCATTGATAAAACTTTTAGAATTTCAATCGCTGAAATCTAAAATCTCGCATGACGGCTCTAGTACCTCCAGAACCATGTCTTAATTTTGTTGCACTGATATATTGTCTTTCCTCGTAAGTATTTTGTACAGAAGTCTCGTCTCCTAGATCTCTGCGCTTTAGAGCAGATAGACCTATAGTACCAAAACATCTTGCTTGGAGAGTTTTATTCTCCGCTGCATCTTCACCACTTACGATTTTATTTTTATAGGCAGAAGGACTAGCCTGTGCCGTAAAGAATACAACTGCCTGACTATTGTCTGCGAACTCCGCTAGATAGTCTGCTTGCTGCTGATACTGAAGTCTAAAGAAGTTAAGATTACTCTTATCGGTTGCTCCGCCGATCCAGTCAAATACTACAAAGTCAGGATTTCTTCCTTTTGCTTGTGCATATTTCTCCAGTAGAATTGGTAAGTCTCTTGTCGCTAGTGCAGAGCTTGACCAATCCACGAAGTCAATTTTATTACTAAGAATCTCCATTAGAGACGTGTATCTATTTCTTTGCGTAGGACGTAGATCTTCTAGATCTACTCTTCCCTTTTTAATAATGTGATCGTATGGAATATCGCACCAGTTTGAGCACATCCGCATTTTTAATACTTTAGGCTTATCCTCCGTAGTGATGAACAATACGTTCTTTGCGGATAGCCCTGCCGCGTTTAAAGCCATCTGAGAAGCGATAACCGTCTTACCGCCACCAGTAGGAGCCAAAAACATGTAAGCACCTCCATGATAGAAACCTCCGTCAAGAATTCTATCAAGTTCAGGCTCACCAGTTGACATTAGTTTTAGAGATGACGAAGAAGTAACGTCTAGCTCAGAGAAATCAATCAGATCGAATTTTCTTCTTTCGTGATCATTATTTCCTGAGCTAGCAGTCGATACCGCATGCTGCATCTGGTCTAATAACTTTTTAGTCGGATTTTTGCCAGCAGTCTGCATTAACAATTGCATTCTACGTCTTGATAACCAGAACGTAAATATAGCAGCTTGCTGGCATATAATTTTCATTTCTTCAGGAGCAGATCTTATAGACTCCCACTCCTGTTTAATTTGTGCCTCTTCAACTGTACTTCCAAGATGAGGAAACTTTACTACCTGTTCCTTGTATAGAACAGACATAAGATCCCATGTAATGTCTTTAAGAGTGGAAGGATTACTCACAATATCATTCCAACTCTTAAGGCATAAGAATATTAGGTTTCTATGTCGCGAACTAAATTCATGCAACATATTACCTTCAATTGGAGCTCCACAAAGCATAGTCAGAAAGTTTCCTGACTTCTCTGGCTCCTCCAATACACGGGATATAATCGCTCTCTCGAAGCCATCAGGATTGTAATCAATTAAAGAACTAAGCGTGGAATTATTACTCATATTAAGCTGGCCGAAAAGTACGATAAATTATTCGCACTTTCAAACTTTATTTTTTAGATGAATCAGAAATATTTTTAATTTTGCTAAGTCTGCCTGTAGCGATATCTCTACCCTTACGACGGCAGAAATGTTCTTTGAGTCCACAGACAGCAATAGCTGACTCTTTAGTGAGGTCGTCAGAAACGATTGTCACACCACCTTTTGCTTCAATCTCTAATCCGCTTGTACGAATATGATGCGTGTCAGCAAACATAGGAAAATCTGTTGGGCTTGCAGCTCCAGAGATGATCGCTTTCATTGCATGCTTGAGTTCTTTCTTATTCGATTTCTTAACGATACGGAAGTGGGTAATATTTGGATTATTTGTCATGATGTTGTAGTATTAGATTAATATCAGGGTCGATGTCCTCATAAGGGAGGACTTTATCTGAGCGGAATTGCTCGAAGTGCAAGTTTAATTCGCTATCGTTTAACTCTAGATTTCTATAAATATAGTCTAGAGTTAAATTAGATATTCTCTCTGAAAAGACAAAGTTGTTAATGAGCTCCACAGGTTGTTTACCTGCTTGAATGAAACTATTTAAGCAGCTCATGAACGTTTGATATTCTCCCCAACAAGGTAGGGAGTACGGGCTGTTCAGCTGATTGGCGTCTATTGGTAAGTTGAGAGAAGCAACATAAGTGTCATATCTTGGAATCCAATTTTCTGACATAATGATGTTAGCGAATACTTTCGTATCTGGTAATTCGCGAAATACGAATGCTACGAAATGCTGATAGGGTAATCTGTATTTATTGACAAACTTTGCAATTTTTTGCTTATTCTCAGTTGAAAAGAATGTCCTGTTCTCTTCTCCATAAAGCTTTATATGATTATCGAGGAAATAATCAAGAATCGTTTTTTGTGGAGTGTAAGAGCTTTTAGTTTTATAATCTCTTCTATTAGCTTGAGGTGTATCTTCACAGAATATATCTTGCATCACAGAAACTTATCAAAAAATTCTTTTACATCCTGCTTAGTATGAGCCAGGTGAATACCATAGCCTTTTTCTGTATATACTCTAAGTCTCTCAAGACTATCATATACAAGCATACTTGCAGCATTTTTAAAGTTAACTCCTTTTGTTGTAGTAAACAGATAATCCACTAACAGACCTCTTTTCTTACCAGGTCTAATCTCCGCCAGACGACCAGGCTTTTGAATTGAGTTAGTATAAGGACCACCACCTGCCAAATTAACAACACATCTTAAATCACTGAATGTAACACCCTGAGCATAAATGTCAGAAGCCAGACAACGAGTAATAGAACCGTCGCTCATACTGTTCTTTAATACTTTACGTTGCTTACTCTTTAACTTTTTAGCCATTGCTATCTCTGGTTTACATGCTAGGAACTCATGAAGATAGTCAGCCTGTGCTTCGTTTTTAATGAACATCAGAGTTTGATAATCTTGAGGGATATGATTTTCTAACATATAGTTTACAGATCCAGCAATTTCAGGATTTTGAAACAGCAATTTCTTATAAGCTACATTACGCATAGGTATAAATGAATTTCCTATGTCTTGTACAATAATAAGACATTCAATCTGGCAAACAGCACCAATAGCCACAGCTTCAGGAAATGTAATCTGAGCGAGTACTTCTCCGAATAGACCATTAATGAGTTTGTCTTTACCATCAAACCTACCTGTAAGCGTAGCTCCAAAGGCAAGCTTTCTAGCATTCTGAAATGTCTTAATTATTGGATACCTTGAATCCGTAACCGTAGTGTGCGGTTCGTCAGCAAGGATTAATCGTGTAGTATTAGGACAACACTTCTCCAAACTATCTGATGAACATACAGTAATATCTTCTGATTGGTATCTGGTCTTTGATGACCCTCCAATCATTACTACTTCTCTATCAGGTAGTTTTTCTTTAAGATCTTCGTACAGCTGGTCGATCAGGTCTATACCAGGAGCCATTACAATCGTTTTAACTCCAGGATAAGCTCTAAGAGTATTAACCATACAAGTAGTCTTACCATAACGTGTTACAGCAGAGAAGCACCCAGACTTATCTGCTAATAACAGTTTAGTAACTAGCTCTTCCTGATTAAATCGAAAGCCATGCATGAGATCAAGTCTTGGCTTAGGAAACTCCAGTTTATTCTCTACGAATGTAAACTGATGTCCCTTATCTGTTAGCCATTTTTTAATCTCTGCATGATGTCCCTGATCCCCCATGATAATACGAGGTTCCTTTTTCTGAACTTCAAAAAGTTTCAGCGTCTTTTTAACAATCTTTTGAATCCAAGGCTTTTTATCGTCTGGTTTCATTTCCTTGACCTTAATGGTCAAAACTTCTGTCTCTAATTCTTTTGGAGGATTAGTAAGACAGAAAAATGCGTCGTCTACATATAATATAATTTCTTCATTACTCATTTAAATTTTAATCGTTTCAATCGTTATGTTGCTATTAGTATTAGTTTTACTTGCAATTGCCTTTGCTGCTGCGTGTAATTCATGATCTAAATAAATCGTAGAAATGTGTGGTGTGTATCTTACTCTTGTTCTTTCTGATAGAGTAAACTCCTCCACCCTGTTTACGTACTCACTACCATAACAGGATGTAATTGCTATTTCGTTGTTATCAAAATCGATTACACCCTCAGCAAATAACCTATATAATTCATTGTCTAAACAAGCAGCTGCGTAATATAGAAGATTTTCACAAACCATATTGATAAGATCCTCATTAATTGTATAAGCACTATCTTTTGCAAGTAAAGCATGCTCAAATTCAGCGACCTCTCCGTCCTCAAATAATCTGAACTCGTTAATTTCAGACACACAATTCGTATCGGTAACATCGAAGTCACAATTAAAGTGCAATTGTTTAACACCCAATACATGGGAAAGCGTATATAGATGATTCGCGATTACACTTAAGTCAATTCTATAAATAGGGCTATGCATTATTCTGAAATAGTAAAATTAAATTCTGGTTTAGGTACATCACGAATAACTTTTTCTCTAGTAGTTACATCAATCTGATCTGCATTGAAATCAATCTTAATGTTCCAGATAAGACCTAGTTTTCTGCTAGATGTAGTCCATTCCTGACAATGCTCAGTAAGAAGCTCATTACTCAAATACTCCACAAGAAGGAGTAAGTCATTCTGAACCTCCTCTACATCTACAGTTAAATCCTGAAATGTAGCATCAATAAATTTATGGTATCTCGCTTCATTGAATTCAATAATTTCCATTTCCAAAAAAGAAATAGATGAAACACCAAACCTCTTAGCAGCCAAGGCCAGAGTTATAGACAGATTTTTTTCGTATTTGTTTTCGGTAGTAACTTTACTCATATAATGATCTTTGTAATTTGTTCCTTACTTATAAATTTTTTCGCTACTGCTGCAACTAAATCGAATGCCTTCATAGAACTCCAAGTAAAAGCAGTGGAGTTTAAGCTAGCCACTCGTGCCAAGCAGGAAGGAGAAGCGATAAATGTTGCTTCTATAATATCATCATCAAATAATTCAAATTCGCCATCTTCATTATCCCATCCATTATCTAGTACGTCTAAATCAAAGTCATCATGTAGTTTTTCTACAGGTATTGTATCACTTACATATAACATTGAGTTTCTAGGACTAAATATCAATGTTACTTTAGCCTTCGTCCAGGTTTCATTGAAGTATAAATCACCCGCCAGCATAGTGAAAATACACTCTAGTGGTAGGCAAGGACAATGCCAACTGTCACCCCTGGTCACATAAGCTCTTTGCCTTTGATTAAAAACACCTTCTATTATTTCAGGAGATCGACTAACAGCATTTTGTATGTAATTATTTAATTTATCTGCGCAATCTAGGTTTATTGTTCCACTAGGGTAAATATGTCTAGGATTGCGGGTACTAAGCTCCACATCATATCTAATTTCTTTTTTATTACAAATTTTACAAACATCTGTAATAAAATTATTAAAACGAGCAGGTACTACAGCAGCTCCTATGAAACCAGGATACGTAGTAGTGTCAGTTGCGATATTTGTCATAATTTGATTGTGAACAATGATACGGTATTTTTAATTTTAGTTTTCACTTCATAAAATCCATTTAAGTCTATAATAGCATTCGGAACATTACGTGTATCTGGTAAAGTTACAGATAGTTGTACTTCAGGTTCTATAATGCGTATGCAATTAATATCTCCAGTACGACTAAATTCAATTAACAAATCAAAGTCAGCCTGTGCAATATATGAATCTGTCATATTAATCTGATGTCCTAAATGATTTACAATGCTATTTACAAATTCATAATCTTGATACAATCTATCAGATAAAGCTTCCCCGTAGTTGTGTATACTAGCGGGACAAACTCTTGCTGGATTTATTGTTGTACCTACGTAGCTAAAATAGGTGTAATCTTCCCCCTCATAAGTTACTCTAAACTTAAATGTAACTGAGTCTACTCCAGCTGGACATATATGAGCAAAAGATGCTCTACCACTAAGTGTAACTAGTTCTACCTTATTCTTTTTCTGTACTAAAGTATTTACTGATTTTTGCTTAACTGTCGTCTTTGGTGCTTTAGTTTTAGCAGCTGCTGTTTTCTTAGCCATTAGAAATTAAGAATTAGTTTTCTATCTCTTCTAAAATTCCAAGCCTGTACCATATCAAAAATCTCAATATCAACATCCTTTGCTGCTACATGTGGTTTCTTGGAGGGTAATCCAGTTTCCTCAGTTAGCTCATTAAACAATGTTCTTGCGCATCTATAATTTCCAAATCTCCATGGGTAGAAAGAGTCAGAAGTATTTGTTTCTTTAGTGTAAGCAACATAAGACTTGTGAATGATAGGAAGATCAAAATCTGATCCCCATGCATACACTTTAACATCTTTGTGTAGATTCTTTCTAGCCCATGCAAGAAATGCATCAATACCTACCGCTAGATCTTCACCTTTCTGATACAATAGATCCTCAATATTTCTTCCATTTTTAACATGCCATTTCAAAGTATCTGGATCAACTCTAAGTCCAGCATTTGTTTGAGACGGTACATCTAGAATTGTAGAGAATAGATCTCCAAGCTCTACTTTGCAGTCATTAATATTAAATGGACGTGCAGCAATCTCCGTGATTACTACACCTCCGTCTTTAGTCTTATCGGGGCTTAACGTCTCGATATCTACTACCATTTGTTTGTACTGAGTAAAGTTATTCATGTTTCATTAGATTTTCAATGAAATCCACAGCATGATAATTAGCGCTATGGACATAGTAAGTTGGTAATGGTTTGTTTTGCTCTTTGCAATATTGAATAAGAAATCTTGCACAACTGATTCCGTTATCATTGTACACATCTACATTAAAGCCATTCTTTTCATGGTTTCTTACAAAGTATCTGGTCTGCTCTTGACTCAGATCATTGTCGAATGAAACCACATTAGGAACTCCTTTTTCTTTAACTGTTTTTACAAAATCGTCATAAGACCTTACAATCCACCAATCCACTGCTGGGATTTTAGATTCTTCGATTAACTTACGATTTAGTTTATGGATTACGGCATCCTTTACAACACGAACATCATCTAGAAATAGATTGTATACTTCCTTCTTTCTAAAGATGTTATCGTAGTTAGTATCAAATGCTTTTTTATCTACAGGTCTTGGTTTATCTCCTTTTCCTCCGTGCCAGCTCATATTGTTTCTTTCTCGTTAAATTCAATTAGTTCAAATCTTCCAAATTTACCAGTATGACTACCCCACGGACTAATTCCAAAAAACTTACCAATCGTAGTGATTACAGTTTTAATTTCATTAGTAGAAGGGGCTCTTAGGTTTGCATTGTTGAAAGTTTTAGGTAGTTTTTTCAACACTAAAATATCTAGAGTAATCGTTGCTCCTGCTCGAACAGCTTCATGACTCGATACTTTAAATTTCTCCGATATCTTATCCTTATACTTCCGATTGTATAGAACAAGGGTTGGTCTTCTTACTGGTAAAACCTCAACAAAATATTCTGATGATATAACATTATCCAATCTCAGTAGGCTTAGACTTTCTTCTACTGCCCATTTGAAGATGTCATTACTGAAATGAATAAATTCTCCGTCTGCTGTTTTACCGAATCTCTTTACGCCAGACCCATCTTCTAGATTACCTAGAATGGGCGAGTCCAGCTTTACCTTTAGTGTATATAACATATTATAGCTTAATGTGTGTTGTATAGGCTGCGCTCAAAGTTTCTTTGTGATCGCAGACAATTAATTGCATACCAGCCGCGTCTAGCTCAGGACGAATTCTAATGAAGAAATCTCTGAGATCTGCGGTGCCAGTATCATCCACATGATTGGATGGCTCGTCAAGAATAATAAAACCTAGATTTGGAACAAGTACTTGCTGGACAGCCATAATGAAAGCCAGACACAATCTAACTCTTTGACCACCCGACATAAGTGTCTGAGGTAACCATACTGCTTCAGATGTATCGTGTCTTAGATATTGGAACGAAAGAGGTTTATCTGGATCTTGTCTAATCTCAAATGAGACATTTAGCTTTTTCAGATTCTCTTTTGTAGCCGATATTAGATTTTCAAACTTAGCAGTAATGTATGCTTGCGCTAGTCCATCTCTACCAAATGCTTCTTTCAATTCAGTAAGTTCTTTAATTACTTCCAGAATAGGAGCGTATCCATTCTTTTCCTTAATAAGCCTAGTATGCGTTTCTTTGAGTTGAGAAAGCATAGCTTCAGACAACTTAATGTTCTGTTCTACAAACTCATACTTCTCAGCTGCTGCTTGAGCTGTATCTACTTTATCTCTAAACTGAGGAATTGCTTCTAAGTTTAGAGGGAATTTCAATACAAGTCCAGTAATGGATGTTTCGTAACGATTGATCTGCTGTGCTGTAGTCTGTACTTTTTCTTCAATCTTAACAATCTGATCCTGCACAGAATCATACTCTTCCAACCGAGATAGGTCAGAACTACTAACCTCATTCATTACTTCTGATTGTAGGCTATACATCTGATTCTTACATACACTAATATCGCTATTGAGATATGTTACATACTCATTGATATCTGTAGCAGTGAATGGAGATAAGGCGTACAACTTAGCAGAATGATTCAAGCTAGTGGTATCATACTCTTTAGAAGTCTGTCTCGCTTTAATCGCGGAACGATATTGATTCGTATCGCCTACTAGCTTATTAATCTCATGTAGTCTTGTGTGTACTTGAGGATTATCATTTACTAGAGTAATAAGAGATTGATTGAACTTTTTCATTCTACCAATTTTGTATAATTCAGATTCTAGTGTTTCCACCTGACTTTCCTTAACCTTCTTATTACCATTTAACGCAAACCCATTCTGAGATACAACCTCCAGAGCTTTTTTAAGACCAGAAAGCTTTTGTTTATTCTGCTTTACCGTTTCTTCTGTAACTACGGAACCGCAAACAGTACAGTTAAGATCTCCACAGATTTCACTCTCATAAATATGAAGAGCTTTTATCTGAGTATTAATCTCTGTATGTTGTTGTCTTGCCGTATTAGTCTCCTCGACTATAGTGCTAATCTCTAGTTTGAGAGCTTGAGTCTCAGTAACGATTACGCTGATGCGATCCTGTGCTTTGATATACTCATCAATTTCACTCTTTCTAGTACCAAGTTCCAGACCATTCTCGATTAACTCCAAGAATACCTTAAAGTCACTTTCCTCAATAATAGGTAGTGCTTTATGGAAATTACCGATTACTCTATCATGCTCAATAATTTTATCACAGAGAGGAAGCATCAACTGATTGATACCATTGATTCTATCTTCCAATTTCCTAATCTCAATCGAGTTCTCACTATTCCCGCTAGCAATACTCGATTTGGATCTGATTATTTCAATACTACCATCAGGATTAAGAATAGATAGTCTTTCTCTTAGTTTAGCAATAGACATGTTTTCGTTGCGGAATGTTTCATCCAACAATTCAATCATGCGCAGTTCTACAAAGCATTGCTGCAATAGATCTCTGCTAATCTTAGGGAGGCTATTCAACTCTTGTCTCATAGAGTTTAGACCTTCTTCTTTCTGCTCGATATCATAATTGATTTCAGCAATCTGAATTTCAATATTAGGATTAATCTTTCCGTTCAGATAGTTAATCTTTTTAAATAAAGCCTCATAGGCATCTTTAAGATGTCCTACGTCCAGAATCTTAATCAATAGTTTCTCCTGCTCAGTAGCTGTACCAAACAGAATGTTCTTAAGGTCACCTTGAGGAATGAATAGAATGTTAGCTAGTGTATCTACATCAGTACCAAGAATATTGCCGATCTGCTCATCGACTTGTTCTGCATACGAATAAGTACTACCATCATCAAGAGTAAGAATTCTCTCACTTCCTTTAACAGCTAACTTTCTATAGATATCAAAACTCTTACCTCTACGTGAGAACTTAGCTGTCACTTCCGCATGTGTAGCTCCGCCCTTGAGTCCATAAGATCTGATTCTTTCTGAAGCAATTCTTTTCTGAGGTAGTTTACCGCGAATCAGGTAATCAATGGATTCTAGAATAGTAGTTTTTCCAGCACCATTTTCTCCACTAAATCCAATAACACTTCCCTCAAATGTTAGTTCTTTATGTTTATGTCCTGCCCAGTCTTTGAGCGTTAATGTTTCAATCTTCATACGACAGTGTTAAGTCTTTCCTGTACAAACATCTCTACGATCTTTTCACAGTTTGCAGTTTTGCTAATTAGTTCCAATGCTGTACTTCCTAGATTTGAGTTTTTGAATCTCTCCATAGTCAAACCTGGTAGTGTTACAGTACCTGTTGCTTTTTCTTCTTCTGATATTTCCACAGTAGATGGAGATTCATTAGAGAATCGAATAATATCTTTGAAGTTAGTTTCTCTAGTTTTAAGAACTAGATTCAATGAATTGAATAGTTCAAGTCTATCATCTAGGTAATACGTAATGGATATCAAAGCAGATTTTTGCTGCTGTGATAAATCCTGAATCGCTTTACTAAGTGAGTCCTGATCTTTCAAATCAATCTCAATAAATGGACGAGACTGCAATGGTACATGTTCCAACTCAAGAGTATCTGTATCTACAATGGTAAATGTCTTTGTACCCAATTCTTGAGTATTAGCCATCTCAATAGATCCAGGATAACCTGTAACTGTATATGTTCCATCTTTTCTTTGTCTCTGATAATACTGAGGTTTATGAATATCCCCAAAGAGAAACATCCTTGTACCTAGATGAT